ACATCCAGGTTGTTTGCTTTCCAGAGACGGCGGGCAACATCATCACCGTTCTCATCATCATCTGCACCTGTGCGGAATCCACCAATCCTCATTCTTTCACGGACTGCGGCCACAGAAAGCTGTGCCATGTTCAGGCGGGCTTTACGCTGGAAACGCCTGTAGGCCCTGGACTGTGCATCAGGTCCCTCTGGGAGTGGTGCATCCCCATCATAGTAGCGCTCCAACAGGTTGAAATGNGCTTGCTCTTTTGCAAGATACTTCAACATCCCCTGTTGAGAGCTGTTTAGCTGAGTAGCCATTCAAGTTCCTATCTAATACGGCGAGGCACAAATGTTGTCTTGGTGGCCTCTCCCTTGGAGAGTGCCTGGAGTCTAGCCTGGTAGGCCAGCACAGCCGCAATTGCGGCATCAATCTTGTTGGGTGACTCAGGGTGTTCCTTGGCAATGCTGACTCCAGAGCGGCCCAAACGGCGGCGAGAGTTCAACACATGCCTTGAAAGTGCCAAGCCACTGTGTGTTAGTTCTTTGTCAATGACAGCGTTCTGGAATTGCTCTAGGGCTCTCACCACTAGATAGGACCTGTTTCCTGTCATCCACCATTCAATTGGGTGGTTGAGTGTGGACTTGACCTTGAGATTCTTTCCAAAGTCAGCTTCCCACTGTGCAATGTAGCTTTCCCACTTAGCGGGGTCAGCGAACATGCCCACCACTTTGTAGTTTTCAAACGCCTGTCGCACTTCATAGTCAACCTCAGTGATAGGGACTTCCCATCCCTCACCAATTGGTCCCTCTGGTTGCTCCCAGACCTTGATTTCAAACAAATGTCCATCAGACACCCTGCACCCTATGAGCGCTGTGGCATCTGTAAGGCCCCTGGTGCGCTTCCTGGAGCCGTCAAATCCCAGGGTAATCTCATCACCCTTGGAGACCTCTTTGGAGGCCGCACAGGCCATCCATTCAGGTGAGCTCACCCAGGCATCCTTAGAGGATGTTGGCTGGTTGAAGTAGTAGCGGCGTGAATCCTGTGGGTCATTGCGTGGGTCATAGAACTCAGACAGGATTCTGTCTACATCCATAACCTCAGAAAAGGGCCCATAGGCCTCTGTGATTCCAGCCCTGACCTGTTCCTCATCTGCCAAATCAATGTCAGCATCTGCCTCACGGTGGTCAAACAATAGGCGTTCTGTTTTGGCCTTGCCCTCACGGATTAGCTTTGCATACTCATGTGTTTCCTCTGCCACGGATTTCTCACCTGGCAGATACATGGTTGAAGTTTCTAGTGACCAAGGCTCTGCGGCTTTACGCTTTGCCAGGTTACGCCTCACGGTGTCATACATCCGTTTGAGCTCCCTGGTGGTGTATAAATGTGTCTCATCCAGCACCAGGAAAGACTCTTTTCCCCCATCCTTGGAGCTGTTGGAGGCGGTGCTGGGGATAATCTCTCCACCACCTGGTAGAAAGATTCTGGTCAATCCAGCGGCATCTCTAGGGAGTCCATTTGCTAGTGGCCCCTCTGACAGGTTGTAATACACATTGTCATAGGTATTGCCAGCCTGTCCCTCCTCTGTCGCTAGACAGCGGATAACGGGTGCTGTGACTGGTTTCCCAATGGGGTCTCCAGGTTGGTAGGTATAGACAAAGCCATCACGCTCATAGGTTTCTCCACCCTCAGCCCAGCGGTCAAACCTGGCTGGACCCATGGCTTCAAACAATGTAATGAATCCTGCCAGCTCAGACTTAGCACGGCCCTTGGCACGGCTAATGAAAGCTGAGTCATAGTTGCGGCGGCCAGATTCCTCTAGCGCATAGCAATCTAGAATAAATGCGGCAAACTCTGAGTCCAGCTCAATGGGCTCACCTTGGACATCTCCAGGACCGTGGACACAAAATGTCTCAATCCACCAGATGGCTAACCAGCCTAGTGACCTGTTTCTGTCATGTGTGCTGGCCTTGACTTGCTCACGCATCTAACAATTTTTGTCTGCGGTCATCAATGCTGGCCACAGGTGCGATTGTCGGAATCTCTGGCTCTAGGTCCACATAGCGGATTCTCAAATCACGGCGGGCATCAACTGTAGTGCCCAAAACTTTCTCACGCATCCTGAGCTCAGCCATAGCTGTGACCTGCCCGTGTGAGGCGGCGGCTTGCACCATGGCGGTGTCTAGCGCAAAGGCCCAGTCTGAATCCTGCCAGAGAACACAGTGAGGCATCTTGCAGAGTGCGTTCCACCAGTCCCTGGTGCGATTCTCAATAGGAATCTCAATTGGCTCATCACCCTTTAGCACGGTGCGGCTCAATGGGAGCTCTGGGTGTTCCCCGTCATAGGGAACATTTGGAACCTCTGTCCAGTCATGGGTAGGTTTGTGCCTAGTGACCGTAGGTCTATCTGAGGGCTTTCTTCCTGCCATTGCCATTGTGTCTCCATTTCGGATTGCCTAGCTTTGCGCCAGGATGTCATCTAAGTCTATGTGTGCAAACGGCACTCTGTTGATTGCCTGTCCAGTCACTGTGAGGTAACGGCCATTTGGGTAAATCTCTACGCTCAAACCATTGCGGTTGAAACGGCGGCCTCTTTCCAGAGCCGCATAAGCCCAGATGTGGAGGCCAGTCCCACTGGGGCTCACCTCAATGTAGGTGTCAGGCAGAGAGTCAATCAGTGCCTGTGCCTCAGCGTTTGGCCTACCGTCAAAACAGTGGTCTAGGTCAATGCACACAATCCCGTCACCGTTTAGGACAAACCCNANGCCGTCACCAACCGTTGCGGCTGAGGCNGTCTGNTAGTCAGTCCAGGTGAGCGGGTTAGTAGANCTGGCCGCATAGCCCTGAGCTGTGATGGGCACTTTGGTTCTGTGCCTTATCCAGCGGGGTTTCTGCCTGAGCTCTACTGGGATGTGGTGACCACGGTGAGATTTGACTCTGCACTTGGTCCCACAAAACTTTGGTTTGCGGCCTAGGTGGTGAGGCATCTCTGCCCCACACACCTGGCACTGCATCTGGTTACTCATCTATAACCTGAGCGTTTACAAAGTGAAATACGGATTCCCAGAAAGTTGATGAGGTGTCATCAGCCTCCCACATCTGAGAGAGAACTCCAGCACCGTGGCCATTGTCCCAGACTTTGCCCTCTGGCAACCAGGCCTCAAAGGTGTCTCCACCATTGGCCCATGNGTATTGTGCACCCTGTTGCTTTAGTAGCTTGATGACTTTTGCCTGTGTCATTTCATGTCCTTTCGCTTTTCAGCTATAGGACCATTATACCACATTCCGTTACATTGTCAAATCTGCGGTGTGTCTAAGTTTTTTTCAGGGCCTCTATAGGCCTGTGTTTACGGGGGTCAAACCTTGGCATTTTGCACAGAAACTTAACCACAGCACCTCTCCGCTCTTGGTGGGGGGTGGGGGAGGGGGTTGCCCCCCAGGGTTTATACACATTCATACACCAGCTACCTAGAGGGAGTGGGGNAGGGAGGGGAGACAGGGTGCAAATGTGTCCTGGCTGTTTGACACCCCCTGGGGATTGCTACCTGGGGGGGTCTTGCTCTAAATCTATGGGTGGTTAGTTGCCTAACCTATGATTCCTGGGTGTCTCTCTCCAGGATGTCTCTCTGTGCGCTTCACTCTTTTTGCTTTTGCTTCGGCTTGAGTCTTGCGTTTGTGATGCCACTCGCATAACAGTTGCAGGTTGGACAGGTCATCCGTGCCCCCGTCAGCTAGGTTCAGGATGTGGTCTACATCTTTACCTGGGAACCCGCACCTAATGCTTACTGTCTGCCCGCCTATGGTTGGGTGGGGCTGTTCATCATGGTGCTGACACTGGGCCAGGGCCCTCTCAATAACTATGCGCCTGAGGTTAGCCCAGCCTGGTGGGTCCTTGCGCCTATTACTACTTTCCCATGGCATCAGAACACCTTGACTTCCCCTTGGAACTCTTTTCCTTTTTCTAGCGGGATGCATACCACGCCAGGGTCAGAGTCACCTGAGCCGCCTGAGGTCCTATACCAGTCTGAACCTGAGTCCATGGTCTTAGCCTGAACCCAGTAGCGGCTGGTGTTGCGGTCTGTGTTGCCTAGCTCACGCACCTGGAGGCTGTGAAAATGTCCTGAGGTGTAGATGGTAGCCGCTGAGATTGCCTGGTTGCCAAACTGTTGCTTCATAATCCACCCTGGAACACCGTCAGGTCTTGCCGCTTGGTGGCCGTGAAACAGTCCTAGGCGGTGGAAGTTATCCCCAAACACATCATGGACTAGGGACTCATCATACTCTTGTGGCTCATAGAACTGGATTGGGAGACCTACCTCTTGTGAGAGGCGGGCCAAGGTTCTA